CTCCGCTAAAGAGAAAGAAACACAGGATAAAGTAGATGCTATTACAAAAGAACAAGAGAAACCAACTACTACAGCCGCGCTGGTTGATTGGTTCAATAATAGAAAATAAACCCATAAAATTAACAACTTATGGTATGATAATATATAAAATAACTAACAAAATTAACAACAAACTCTACATTGGGCAGACTATTCGAACTCTAAAAGTTAGATGGATGGCTCATTGTGTTCCTTCTTCTAAATCAGTAATTTCTAGATCAATTCATAAATATGGAAAGGAGAATTTCTCTTTTGAAGAAATAGATCGAGCTGAAACGATGGATGAATTAAACGCTAAAGAGGAGCACTGGATTAAATATTATGATTCTTGTAATAAAGAAAAAGGTTATAATATAGCCCTAGGTGGAATGAATACCCCAATGGACGAAGAAACAAAGAAGAAACTATCTATTATTAATTCTGGGAAGAAAAAACCACCAATGACGGAAGAACATAGAAGAAATCTATCTGAAGCCAAAAAAGGCACAAAACATACCAAAGAGACTAAGCTAAAAATGAGTCAAGCCGCAAAGGGAAAATCTAAAAGCGAAGAAACTAAATTAAAGTTCTCAAACGCTAAAAAGGGTAAACCTTTAACAAAAGAACATTACTCAAAAATATTAGCTTCTAGAGCAAAAAACAGAGAATCTAAAGTATGAAATATATATTAATACTATTGTTGATTTTTTCAACAACCGCAAACATTAAGGCACAAGATGCTATTTATATCGAAAAGAACCAGTCGGCACCTTTTAGCGGAATTCTATTCACTGAATCCAAAGCGCGACAGTTCCGGAGTGATCTCTTGGAATCAGACAAGGTCGTTCTCCGGCTCGAATCTGAACAGTTCAAGTCACAAAACTTATCTACAATCATTCAACTTAAGGATGAGGAGATTGAACTTTATGCGAAACAAAATCAACGACTAATCAAAGCAGAACAGACATCCAATACAATGCAGTATATCTGGTTTGGACTAGGCGTTCTAGCAACAGGAGCTGCGGTTTACGGAGCGGGGGCGTTAGCTAGATAATGTCGACTAAAATCCTCCCATCCCAATTAACCTATGAACAACTCATGTCAGTCCTTGACGACGATGATAGTGCCGCGGATAATGAAATCCTAGAGTCCTACAACGACGTAGTGCCCTTTCTAACGAATTATAACATCACCCCCGGGGATACACTCGTATCCAAGAAACTCCTCTATAAACTATATAAGACGTACTCTACAGAGCCTATGAATAGTATGGAATTTGCTATGCAAGTTGGAGAGTTCGTAGAAGCCAAAGGTATGTTCTACCGTGTAAATATAGATAATTTCGCTGTATCCAAACATATCTATGCGGAGCAAAACAAGATCGACAAGACAAAAAGCATAACATATCAAACACACTATAACTGGTTCGTGAAAGAAATAGGCATGAACCGAGGGTTGAAATGGGTCGAAGGGTTTGTTTTGTTCTATATATACAAAGACTTCTGTAAATCTCGCCGGGTTAATCCAAAACTAGGCTATAATAGTTTTCATAGATTCCTTAAATTACATTTCCAATTTAGACGAAAGAACGAGAATAGGAGCCTATGGTTCCGAGTAGACGACAAAATACATAATTTACTAACTGAAGCAGAGAAGGACGTATTACGTGACGCAAGGCAAAAAACGAGGCGGAGTAAGAAAGAAGACAACGGGACACAATCGACCGAGACGAAGTGACTTTGAATTCCCCTGTCTAGAACCGTCGGTATCATTAGGAAAGAGAAAAGAAGAAGTGGCAGACGTTGCTAGTTATGCCCATCTCCTATCTCATGAAGAGAAACAGTGGATGAACCAGTTCATGAAAGAATACAACGAAGCTACAACGCAAGATGCGGTGTTTCACACAACCGCAGAAACACGCAAGATATGCAATGATAAAAACAATGCTAGAAATAGATGTTGGTATACCGAAGAAGCCGCGGCGAATAGATTAAACCTAGTAGAGTCAGACTTTGAACTGGAAAGATTATTGTACGATGAAACTACCGTTTCTGACCCATCAGAGCCTGAAGACGAGCCAATTTAGCAGGAGATTTTTCATATGCCTTACGCGCTTTATCTTCTACAAGCATTTGTTTTTCTTCTTCTGGGGATTCTCCTATATCTTCTGCTTCTGACAATACGGGAACTCCGGCTGAGGCATCTTGTGAGAGTAAAGCAGCTCCAGCAGCGCCTAGAACGGGAAGTCCCTTCAGAAGACGAGGAATATTAGCTTGAGCTATAGTAGCGCCGCGCTTTAATCCATGGTGACCTTTAAGTAGTAACTCTTTAAGATCATTTATATCCGCTGACTTTACAAGTTGTTTCATTTTATTAAAATCTAGGATATCTCCAGATTCATCTACAAGTTCCGGAGCAATCGATTTAAGCTTTTTATTTAATTCAACACCGGGAGTCAACCTCCCAATCATGTCACCATAATCATCGGCTTTAAAATCCCTAGAATGAAGTCCTTCATGGAGTACGTCAGAAGTGAAATCTTCTACGGTTCGATTAGGCTTTAATTGTATTAGGTCTTTTTTAGGAGAGAACGATCCAGCTTTGTTTACTAACCTAGAATTTATCTGCAATTTAGACTTAACATCAGGGATGAATTGCTCTCTGATTCCTTCGGCGAAATCCTGTAGTTCGTTTCTATTAGTTTTGATATTAGGGATTTTTCCCTTGAATTGTTCAAGAGCTAATTTACCCAACGCGGCTTCTTGTAAGTTATTGGCTTTATACACATCTGATATAGACAATACTCCTGTTCTAGGAATATGTTCATCAAGACCAAACTCACCCTGTTCGGCATTCTTTAGAATACTATCTAGAATACGTTTCTTCTCAGCCGGGTCCATTACTCTTCCTTATTGTCGTTAATCGAGCCGAGTTTATTAATTAGGTCTTTAAAAATAGGGGACCCATTAATTGTATTGAGATTTTCTAGCAAACTAGCCATTTCTACAACAGCTATAAGACCTGACGATATTTTAGAGATTGGGATGAAACCATCTAGCATATATGTCTCAGCAAGGAAGCCGAGCATGATAGCTGCGTTATATACAAAGATTTTCGTTATTGTTCTTCTTAATCCTGCCGACGTGATTTTCTGACCCTTCTTTTTTGCTGCCCAAATCCCAGTAACTAGATCGAAGAAGATCAACAACCCTGTCACTAAAATTACAGCCTTAATAGGAGCAAACACCGCCGCCATAGAAACTACCGCACCAATAACCCAATCTTTCATATTACATTCCCTTATTCCTCTTCGTCTTGAAAATCATCTGCATTTATTAATAGCTTAGCGCTTGGATTCTGCATAATTGTAAATATCGCCGCGTTCTTTTTAGGACTGTTTCCACTCTGAATAGCCTCGTTCAAAGCTTTACCCATAGAACCTAATCCCGGGGTTGTCTCTAATTTAGAAGCCAAACCTGTCAAATATTCATCAGGAGCTTTAAATACTTTTCTAGATAAGTCTGCGCCCTTCGTAGACACATCTCCAACCCAAGTCCCACCCAATGCTTTTTTAGTAGCTCCTAATTTCTGAGCAACAATATTAATATTACCTCTTCCAGTAGGGGCAAAACCAAGCGCATCTAAAACGCCTAGTTTACCTCCGGCAGTATTCTCCTGAGTTTGCAAAACGGATTGACGGATAGCAGAATCGTCGGCTTGATGTTGAATTTTTTTTATAAAATCAGAAGCACTACGTATTGGCTGATCTGGTAATTGTCTCGCTATTTCTTGTTTTTCAAAATCAGAAGTAGCTTTTTTCAATTGACCTAGTCCACCAAGTTGATTCATACTAGATTTACTAGGAAATCCAGTCTGTTGAATTAGTTTTTCATATGCTTCGATTACTGACTGTTCACCTTTTTTTAAATCTGAGTAGTATAAGTCTTTAGTTGCCGGGTCGAATCTTCCTGCCATAGGCTGTTCCAAATAGGCTCTATTAAATTCATAGAATCTATTAGCTGCTACTTTATAATCAGGGACAGTATCTTTTAATTTAGTATCAATTAGCTTTCTAAATGGTCTCAATAATTCTAACACATCCTGCATTTCAGGAGACGGAATTTTATAGGTAGACATTTTATTAATATACATATTGACAGTATCTAATGTGTCTTTTAGTTCTTTTGGTGATAAATTTTTATAATTTCTATTTTTAATTGAATCTAATATACTTTTACTTAGGTTGTCTGATTTAATAGTTGGCATTTCCAATTCTAACTTCTCAATTTTGGAATCTAATTCTGATTTTAAATCACTAGCATCTATCCTTATTTTTTTAGATGCGTCGTTTGTTAATGCGTCCTTGGTTAGAGAACCTAATTTATTTCTTTCTTCTAGTAAATCATTAACTGTTTCAGTTGCCCTTGTTGTATCCAATAAGGCAAAAGGAGTTCCGCCTTCTACACCTTCGATACCTTCAACTAATGCCTTATTTGACCTAGGACTAACACCAAGTTCTTCCCCATAATGTTTAAAAGATCGTATAGCTTGTCTCATCAAAGGAGAATCTTCAACCGCCGCATCTACTTTATTGGAAATACCTTTCAATTTATCCAATCCTTTAGGAATAGCAACATCTGAAACAGCTTGAACGCCAAGCATCGCCGGCAATCCAAAAGCCATACCGCCAGCAACATCCGCTGCAACGCCTTGAGGATTAGCCTCAGGTCCAATTAATTGTTCTTTAGAGGTAGCAGCTAATTCAGGGATCATCAAAGGAAGAGACTGAGCGTATGATTTACCGCCGCGAGTTAATAACTCCAAAGCAGCCTTAGCTTTTCCAGAATCCTTAGCGATATCTGAAATAGATTTAAGACCCTTCGCGCCAGTTCCAATGCCAGTAAGAGAGCCTAATGCAGCCCCGCCTGTCATACCGCCGGCAAGTTGTCCAGCAACGTTAGCCCAAGGAGAACGCTCATAAGCAGCGTCCTGTTCTTGTTCAGAAGCTTGTTGATAGCCTCTATATTTCTGTAGGAATGATTCTTCAGGAACTTGAAATCCCTGTTCTTTAAGTTGTTCGTCTACAGCGCCGGGACCAAATCCCAGAGCCTCTGCGCCTGTTTCAAGTCCAGCACTAACCATCCCACCAATCTCATCTATAGCACCCATGCCCAAACCTTGAGCGGTTCCCGATGCGAAATCTAGAACAGTTTGACCTGTTTCACGGAGAGAAGGACCTAGCGGACTAGGCTTATCTAGAAATGAAGGAGCGGCTGGGGCGGCAGATATTTCTTCCGTCGTGTCTTCCCAGTCGTCTTGTTGATTATCTTGCTCGAGAGGGACATCTTCCCAATCGTCTTGATTATTGTTTGCCATCTACTATTTCCTCAGTTCCATCAGAGAATATGATCTTAGTCTGATTCCTAGAAGGACTATATTGCTTTTTAGCTACAGTCTTAGCCCCGTCTTTAGGAGCAGTTGTTAATCCCTGTGGTTTAGCAGAGTTAGCCCCGGCTAATGAACCGCTCAGGATAATGTTAGGTTCAATCCCTTCCATCTGAGCTTGTTCTAAAATAGGAGCAACTGACTGTAAATATTGTTTCTTAGCTTCTTCCGTTAGGATTTTTACGGTTTTAATCAATTCCTCTCTCTGACTCTCAGTCAAAGACTGACCACTTGTTTTACTAGTAAAAGCGGTTGTAATCCTGTCTTTTAAAGAACCAGCAGCCATACCTAAACGAATCTCAGCTTCACGAACAACCGACTCATCACCTTGTAATGTTTTAAGACCGCCCATCAAACTCGCATAATCTGTATATCCAGAAGGATTTTTTGCAAACTGAGTAATGGCATTAGACATTCTTTCACCAGTACTATAAGTTGAGTACTGTTTTCCTAGTGCTCCAGTTGTAGCTTCTTTTCTAAGATCGCGGGCGAATTTTCTTTGCTTCTCGTCCAAATCTTTTTCTTGCTTTAAACCCTTGGCTGTAGCTGAAAGTTTAGCCACTTCTCTAGCACTAGCCTGAGCGCGGTCCGCCATGAGTAGATTAAATATCTGAGGATTAAGCTGTTTGGCTTCCATCGCAGTTTTTACATTAATGCCATATTTAGCAAGTTGTGCTTTTGTAGTTTGAGATATCTCTGAATTAGGATCGCGGAGTTTAGACTCGTCGTTTAAATCATCCTGAGATGCGTCAAACGATTGCTGTTCTTTGTGTCCGCCGATTAGAGACTTAGCGTCAGTTGTAGCTTGATCAGCATTCTGTCTAAGAATATCTGAGCTACTATGTTCAGGAGTAATACGAGCTAATCCAGCTCCTAGTAGTTCTGAAGCCCTGAGCATTGCTGCCTCATTTCTAGCTTGTTTTGATTCTAGTTGAGCAGCTTCCAACATCTTGACAAAGTCAGGACCTTGTGGAGCAACTGGAGCAGCAGCTTCTTGTGGAAGCCCCGCCATACCTTTATCGAATGTTTGTTCTAAAGCTTTAAAGTCAAGCCCGCCCTCTGCTTTTGGGGCAAGAGCAGCAGAACTAGCCGCGCGTTCAACCGGTGAAATAACTTCAGGTTGTTCCGGAGCTACTTGTTTAGCTTGTGGAGCCATAGGAATTGGAGGTTGCTCATCTCCACCCATCATAGCAGCACCAAGTCCGCCTAGTCCTAATGCAGCGGCAATACCCTTTAATCGAGGGTCCATTCTAGATATATTAACAGAACCTTGTAAACTAGAAGCCGTATCAGCTAAACTAGCCGGAGCAGCTTGAGACATTTGAGGAGCTTTAGATTGTGGAGCAGGAACGCCATATTGAGCAGCCGGAGCATCGTCATACGATAATCCAAGGTTGCCAGCGTTCACATTACGTTCAGCATCAACGAAAGGAGCATTTAAAGCACCTTGTTGTAGTTCTGCTGTTTTAGCTGTATTTGCGATATCACCCGAAGCTTGTTGTAAAGCTTCTAGGTTAGCACCACTACCCATAGGAACAGAAGCATCTGCTGCTTCTTTCTGTAGATTAGCCATAACTGTAGATTCTGGAATGTCGTCGGCTGTACTAGCCGCTTTCTTTCCAAGTGTCTCCATTAACTCATCGACCGATTTACCAGTCTTCTGAGCTAGAAGCTGTAATATAGATGCCATGTATTACCTACCTAGATATTTTTTCATTGTAGCAGCAATAGCTTTCTTTCTCAATTCTAAATCAGCTGAGTTCTGAGCAGACCCGGCGTTAACTTTTCCAGCCAACTCTGACATTTCAGGATCAGCTTTATATTGATCAGAAAGACCTATAGATTGCTCGGATTCACGAATAACTTCAGGTGAGTCCATGTCATTTTCAGACACCGCTTTTACGCCTGCTTTAATTTGTGCAGGAACTGAATAAGGCTTTTCTGGATTCTCAACACTTTGATTGAGATCAGACTCGATGTCTTCAGCTTCAACGTCTACATCCGCAGCGCTTAAAGCTTCGGGACGCATCATCATTTCTAAGAATTTCTTTTTGTCAATAGCCATATATTCCTTATTTTTTAGGTATTAATTCAGATGCGCCGCCTGTAAAATACGCTTGCGCTGCTTGTTCGCCTAATCCACCAATACCTTTACCCATATTAACTTGAGCCTGAGCTTTAGCATTAGCTGTATTACCATAATAATTAGCAAGCGCGCCTTGTTGGTTTGTTTTACCAGCAACAAACGCCATCTTATCTTGATACGTTTGACGTTGAGCGTCAACTTGTCTTTGTTTCTCTTTGTTCTGCATAGCAATATTAGCATCTGCAATACGTTGTTGTTCTGCTAGATTAGATTGTTGTGCTGTATTTAAAGCGCCGACGTTCTGTCTTTGTCTTTCAATTGAGTTACGAGCAAGGAACTGATTCCTCTCGTCCAAAGCAGAAGCCTTGGCTTGGTTAACCCCAAAGTCTTGAGAACGAACTTGACTAGCCATATCTGAAGACTGACCAAGAGCCTGTAGAGCGCGCTGTTGAGCTTGAGCCATAATTGAGTCAGAACCTTGAGCTGCTTGTTCTGCCGCGCCTTGTCCTGCTTGTAACTGGGCTATAAGCGATGCGCCTGACCCGCCCATACCTTGGGCAGCCATTTGTTGTAATACTTGCTGACGCTTAGCTTCTGCGTCTCTTTGAACCGACTGTCTAACTTCATTTAAAGCAGCGCGATCTTCTGCGGATAAACCAACCTTAGCGCGTTGTTGCATAGAAACTAGAGCTGACTTTTGAGCATCTCGAAGACTTGTATCCTCAGTGAGCTTGCCCATTTCAGACTCAGCAACTTGAATTTCTTGTTCCATTTCTGGAGTATAAATACCCTGCCGTTGGAATTCTTGTAGCACCAAAGCTTTAGAGTAATCAGGCGGATAGCCTAATTTGTCATACTCAGCGAGCATTGACTTCATCATGTCTTTTTGATGCCGGCGGTCCATTTTAGCGGCATTAGCCCCTAAAAAACCACCGACTATACCACCTAAAGATTCACCCATTCCCATTTTATGTCCTCGTTTCTATATACTCATAGAAGTTGTTAATTACTTACCTTGCTCTCTAGCTAAAGCAGCATTATAATACTTAAGAAGCTCGTTCATCATCGTGCCGCCCTCAGCTTTATTTTTATTTCCCATTGCGCTAGTAGCAGCCATCTGGTGCTGACTTAACATCTGACTAAGAATCTCTTGACTAGATTTATTGGCAAATGTACCAATTTTAGCCTTTTTACCAGTAGCAGCGTCTAGCGTATTCAATTCATGAGGCTTCCAGTTTCCTGTCTTACCCCCGCCAAATGCAGTAGACACAGCCTTGCTGACGTTAGAAACGCCCTTGCTGAGTTCTTTCCCTGCATTACTATATAGATTCTTAACCGCATCAAACCCCGATAACTTAGCCAAAGCTTGGTCTAATCTGCCAGTTTGAGTTAAGTCTCTTAGTCCGTCGGCTACGTTCATGCCTTCTTTCGTAAGTTCCCCGAGTCCTTTCTGTTGTAACTGACTCTTATAATCTAGAACCTTATTGATTTGTGATCCAGCCGGGGCATATTTAGATAATGCTCTTAAAATAGCATCTTGACTTTGCATTCCTAATCCAGCCACTCCAGAAGCAGCCTGAACTGCGCCCTCTGCTGCTTTAGCAGAAGAATCTCCGCCTGACAATAGATCAGCTCCGATCATACCAGCGGCAGCAATTGGAGCAACTCCAGCCATTCCATATGCACCAGCTCCACTAGCTAAAGCACCAGCTCCGCCACCATAAGCAGCGCCAATTCCAGCTCCGACTAAACCGGGAGCAAGGGCAGCGCCTAGAGCGCCGGACGTATTAGATTGACCTAATATCTGACCAATCCCACCACTTATCTGTTGCATAGGACTTAAGCCCGCCGCTTTTAATTTAGCAGCATAGGCTGGGTCTTTCATTTTCTCAGCTTCTGTTTTAGATATATAGTCTTTTAAACTAGCAACGTCGAATTTATTCTTCCCGGCTTGATATTGTTCTTGTCCAGTTCCGAATTCTACATCAGTTCCAACCTTACCGGACAATTTATCCATAGCTGAAATGATGCCTTCCTGAGCTGTAGAAGCCCCGGCACGGCGGTCAATACCTTGAGCTGCGATACTTTGTAAACGCTCACCTAGGAGCTTATTAGCGTCTAATCCAGCAGCTTGAGCGCGCTGAACAAGTCCACCTTGTCCAACTAACTGTTCTGCATCTTCTGGAGACAAATAGCCAGAATCTGAGGCTGACTGTAGAGCCAATCCCATTCTAGTTGTACTGTCCATATTAGCATATCTAGGATCGGCGCCAGATAGAATCCCCTGTAGAGACTCGAAATCCTTCTGACGTCCAGCTTCAGAACCCTGAAGCGCCTTCATCTGTTCATCTACCTGACTAGAGATAGTGCCGCGTTTTTCAGCGATTTGTTTCTGTGTTTCTTCCCCAAACTGTTTAGCCTTCCCGAGTAGGTCTTGAGCTTGTGCGCCAGCTAATTTATTAGCCGACATTACAGAACCTTCAGCGCCACGAACAGACTTTGCTGCTTTAGATAGAAGGGAAGTCTTATCCTGACCTAAAATAGCTTCATCTAGCCCACGTTGACCTTGGGTATAGTCTCGCCCACCGACAAATTGTTTCAATAATTCTTGACGACCGCCGGTTGACCTAGCAGCCTCACCTAATTGTTGAGTTTGCTGAGCTTTACCTAGGAGAGTCTGGTAGTCACCTAGCTCTTTAGGTCCAGCATATGTTCCAGACTGTAGATTACTAAATTCTTGGATTTCTTGTTCTGTAGGGGCGTTCTCAGCCATGAGACGCTCAGTCTCAGACTTCATAAACTGAGCCTTCTCGGCGGCAGACATTTCTCCATATTGCGATTCAAGCTTTGCTAAGTTATCAGCAGCTTGTTTATCCGACATCGCAGCGGCGTTCTTTAATGCAGCTTCTACTTGACTCAATGACCCAATAGCGGCATTATACCCTTTACCCGGTCCATATTTTGTTACATCGCCAACTCTAGCGTTATCCGTCGTGCCGTATACCCCCGCGTAGCTATATCCGTACCTTGAGTCTGTTTTTCTTTTTTCCAGAATATCAGCAACTCGTTTTTGTTCAGCGGCGTTTAAAGCAGCTAAGTTAGCACGATCTGAGGCTAATTTATCACTTACTATTTTTTGATTAGCAGCGGCAGTAGCTCTTTGTTGTTCCGCGGTTGTTTGTTGGGCGGCTTTATTTTGCTCATACTGAGACTGTAACCCAGTGCTAACGGCAAACTTAGATTCATCTGGTTTATATGTAGAAGCATCGAATCTACCCAATACACTAGCCCGTTTTGCGGCATTGGCGTCTGTATCAATTCTAGCTTTATCTGCGTCAGTTTTAAAGGCTTCTTGTGATTGCCTAACCCCGGACTGTAGGTTTTGCCCAGCTTGTTGAACTCCACCAGCTACGGTTTGACCTAAACGGTTACCTTGGTTAGCCTGCATGATGCGGTTAAGGTTAGTGAACCCCGTTCCCTTTTTTTGAGGCTGATTAATAGCCGGGACTGGTTGACCAGCGGGGGCTTGCCCTGCTTGAGCCTGTTCTTGCTTCTTTTTTTCATCTTCGGGGAGTAATGCCATTTGTACCTCTAAGGATAGTTGTTAACCTAAATATGCAACTATTCTAACTTTATATCTTTGGTTTGCTTGTAACCCTGTAATATTATTAATGATGACTGAATTGTTGTTCTGTGTAAAGCTAATAAAAGGTTGTCCGGTAGGGTAAACCGCTGAATTAACTTGATTTGCAGCGTAAATCACCTGACATCCGATAACTTGACCCTGTTTATCTAAATTAAAGCTAGTCGTCGAAGTAGGAACCCCGGCAGCGTCAACTACAATGTCGATATCTTTAACTGTACAAAATAGGTTATCCTTGATCCCAAGCCTACCATCTACTGCAAAATATAGAGCATTAAACCCATCATTTATAGGAAAGGCAAGCTGTTCGATAAGTTTTTTATCGTCGTCTTCAAAATCACTAGTTATAATTCGTTTATAGCTGGCTAGCTTTGTCATTATCTGTAACCTCTAGTAGATTGACCGATTTCTCCAGTTAATGTACAGCCGGTGATCTTAAAATCTTCCCGGGCTATTTTATGAGAGAAACGAACAAGCATATAACGACACCGCTGACATTGTCTAGGAACGTATGTCCTGAAAGGAGCAGAGTTGCCCATCCCACCAAAGAATCCTGTTCCAAAATTACTGTGACCAAATATACCGTTGCCTTCTAAACTGAACGATACTGGGATAAACTCTGGCAGCAAGTCTGTTGCAAAAGATAACACCCCGCCACTAAACGTTCTAGTTTCAAACATCATAGTGGCTTCACGAAGATGTTTTAACATCAAAGGGTCACCCATTGTAACAGGAGAGTAAGTAACAATAGACTCGAATGCTTTAAATATTGTAATAGCCCCGACTAAATACTGCAATGATAGACTTAAAGTTACCTGTTTTGTAATAGTATTGATCGCAGTGATTACTGTTTCTTGTATGGTATTATTATCTATAATTTTATAATTATTAAAAGAAACCCCGGTGTCACTATTTAATGTAGTACAAACATAGTTATAACAAGCTTTGATGTCTTCAAAGTTAGTGTCTAATGTTTGAAAATTCCCCGCTGTTCCGGCTGCCTTAACGGCTACTGGAATAGAGAACGTATTAGCGTCAATCACAGTTACAAAGTATGTACCATTAATAGAAGGAACTGAGTTACTACTGTCGATTAGAACAATCCTTCCAGTTAATAACCCGTGAGCCGCCGACGTTATAATAGTCGAAGCCCCGTCGGTATTACTAGTGATTACCCCGTTCTTGTTATCAATATCGTTAAAGAACTGAGTATAATTAACCCCAGCGTCGCTATCTAATTTATTAACAAGTGCTTCTAGTTGAACTCTAGGGCTAGTGCCGGTAATCAATTCTAGGGTAGCGAAGTAATCATTGTCGGCAACACCACTATCGCTATCTAACTTGTTTAACAAGGTGTTGAACTGATCGGTAGTTATCGTTTGATCTTGAACTAAACAATCTCCAACTGATATCCCGGTAACACTGGCTAATAATAGCTTATTCCCAATCAATTTATTTGTAGATATAACAGAAGGAACTTCGCGATCTGCATAATCTAACCGGCTGAATGTCTTTCTTTCTTGTTCAATAAAAGCAACATCAGTAGCCGCGAGATAAATCTTATCATCTGAAGGATTTATAACCCCAGCATTATGACTTAAATCTAAAGTCGTCCAGCTATTTGTAAGAGTTGAATATCTATAAGCAATGTTTGCAATAGTATCAGACTCTTCAGTAACTGTATAAGTCGTGTATGAATTGTCCGACTCGTATCCAATCCCCCATGTTGCAGTTTTAAAGCCCGGGTAATTAGATGACTGGGTTTTCAATATAATATTATCAATGCTTCTAGAAATGATAGAAGCCCCGCCTTCTGTTAAACTCTGGATACCTTGAGTTGTCCAAGCGTAGATTACGTTGTTACAAACAGCGGCACTATCAGGAGCCAAAAGGTTAAACGAGATATCGAATAGTTCGAGTTGAAATGGAGCAGTCTCGCCAGAAATACGATATAACCCGTCTTCTTTAAATACAAAGAGCGAGTTACGTAATGGAATGATTCGTAGAATAGCTTTATCCGCCGACCCTACGTCGAAGTAGTTCACTAAAGGAACTGCCTCTGGTTGCTGGAACTTAGAGTAATATACTCTATTAATTTTTTCTTCGTTTTCTGAATACACCGAATTCGTTGATTTTATGAATGCCCCGGTAGTTCCTGCTATAGTAATAAAAGCATGATCTAGAGTAAACGAGTTCGCCCCAGTTACGGTTACTTGTTGTAGTCCGTTAATAGATGGGAATGAATCACTATTAGTAATTACAATCTGATCACCGGTTGATAATCCATGAGGTAGAGTAGAGGTTACACTAGGAGCTGACCCAGTCCCAGTTGCTGTGATATAACTATCTGGACCAATATCTGGGTTAAAAGAAACCCCAGTGGCATCGTTATTTCCAACAATATAGAACTTATCCGAATCTTCTAGACTTCTAGCCTCTAAAGACATCTTGCCCGGAACGTCAAATGTTGAAGATAGATAATATGCATATATAATCTCTTCAGGATTTTTATTAACAACGCGAACAAAACTTCTAGCAGTCTCATCGACAGCACGAGAAGGAGATGCCAAAGGGGAGAGCAATACTTCCAAAGCTCCAATCTGAGATTGAGAAACAAGGAAGCCTACATCTGAAACGTTTTCGGTCGCGGCAGTACAACTACCGTATTGTTTATTCGTTACAGTTAAATCTGCAATATTTATAGCAACATCGAAATCATTTGTCGAATCTAACTGGGCTTTAATAAGAACTGCGATTTGTGCCGCTGTTTCAATTCCAGTAACTATAACTTCTAATGGGGAATATCCAACAAACGCAGGGTCTGTTGCTGTTCCAGAATTAAACCATACGTAATATCTACGTTGGTCATTTGTTGAATTAATTTTAAAAGAGTCTGCAACCCCGGCGCTTAAATAGTTAGCCCCGGCAACCGCTGTGATTGAAGTTATTTCAGGTCTAACTGCCTCGCCCATACCAGAAACAGTCGTCGTAAATGGAGTGAACCCGCTAGTTCCAGCAGAAGCCGCTGTCACATATCCCACATTCAAATTTTGAATAGTAAGTAGATCAACTACTCTAGTTATAATAAAGTCAGCGATATATGTAACAAGCTTATTATACGTAGCAATTGCCACTTGAGTAGCGGTGTCTGCTATAGTGATAGCAACTTCTATCCCCGTTCTTCCAGAGACGGCAGGATCGACGCTAGCTCCAGTATTATACCATACATAGTAATCAGTATCGGTAGAACTAACTAGCCAGTATGTCCCACCTAGGGTAGCCCCGGCAATAGCGGTAGCTTGAACTGTTTGTTGGGTTCCTAAAATAAACTTATATGTGTTATTTACAGTACCGTTTGTAACGGTTACTGTAGGGATTATACTGTTAGCGTAATCAGCAATCATCTGAGTGACGCCGAGGAGGTTTAAATCCATTCGTTGTCTAGTTCTAGTATTAGCATAAAACACGCTATTTCTATATCTAGTAACGTCCTTAGCGAAAGGAGGTTGTTCATTCGCCGCGAGAATTCCTTCCCCTGTCGAAGCGTTTGTATATAAATTAGCACCACGGAATGCATCCGGGGTAATATCTTCAAACGTAATGAACCCGTCCGCCAATTCTAAAACGGTAGGATAAGATTCATACACCAGTTGAAGTTCATCAGAAGGGAATACATCGTCAAAAGAAGCTGCTCCCGTTGCCTGTGCAATTGAAGAACGATACACTTGCATGAAATAGTTGCTATTAATTCCCTCAGGAACTGTAATAGTGAGTTCGGTAGTTACGGTTGTAGTAACGTCTAGATCAGCAACGGCAACTTGATCCGCGACTGAAATAACAGTAGCCGGCTCGCTAGATAGTCTGAGAATAACATCTGAGATATATGTTTGCATCTCAACCAGCGAGTCGTTTGTAACTGGCGTTGGAATAGCAGAAGGTTGAGTTAATGATCTATATTCATTAGAATGAATTGTCGCCGAGGATTGAGATACTACCCCAGTCGCAGTTGTATTAAATGTAAGAGTTGTAGCATTTACAGTAACAACTTCCTGTCCGCCGTTTATTGTACCAACAGCAGGGGTGAATCCGTCAAGATAGATTTTTGACCCGGGCTGGAAAAACGTAGAAGGGTCGCCAGTTGTAAATGTAATTGTACAAATACCAGCAGAAATGACAGCAGCCCCGGCACCAGCCATTTGTAGAGGCTCTGTAACAGCTTGAGAAGCATAAAATATATCAGTATCTAGCTTAGTAGATAAAGAAACCATGCTAGATTGTAATTGAGAAGCAGACGTTGTTAAATTAACGCCGAGGGTAGACAAATAGTTCTTGTCGTTAATTCTGGCTGAGGTTAGTGGGGTGTTCACAAATCCATCTAGAACTGACAACAATCTCATATAATCCTGTAATAGCAGATCAGTCATGGGATTGCTAACTACTAGACGTTGAGACGGAGACCCTTGAATTAGATTATTATTTAAATCTTTATAAGCCCAGACAACTCTGTAAGCTACAGCGGAATCCTGTGGCATCCACGCGGACTGTGAATTAGGGGTGTATATAACTTTCCCAGTCAAATCCACGGCTTTTACAGCCCCGGCTTCTACTACAAATCCCGGATCAGTTGTGAAGTCAGCAGGATTCCTAGCTGACATCTTCTTAATTCCCTGAGATGTTGTGAAATATAAATTACCATTAGACTCTACAAACTTCATACGAAGCCCAGTTGCTGTCTCTGAGAAAGCCCCGGCTAGACTCTGAAATTTACCCAATCCGTCTGAATCATACTGGATAGTTTGTCCGAAATGACGTAGAATTCTATTTCTATATGTTGTCAGTTGTTTTACCCTGTCGCCAATAGAGGGAAGCTGATCACCGTATAGTTTAATACCACGGCGCTGCTCTATCATGTTATCTCTACGGATAATTACGTTAGACGCCTGAATAAGCGCGCCATCTGGACGATCTAATTCATTGCTCGACGTTTGAAGCCCTGAAGCTTTTAATATAACTGTGCTGGACATTGAAATCCTTTATTATTTAACCGCGGCGACCGAATCTGATACGAGACGATCGGAGTAATCCTGTTCGGTTCAATACTTTCATAGGAGAACCTTCGACTCGACTATCTAGAATCGTAGCTTGTTTGCTTTCTAAATTAGATATCTTAGCATTAGCAGCTTGTAATCCCTCTTTATCCCCTAACGACTCTAGAATCCTAGCACAAGTTCTTTCTGCTAATAGATTGTGTAGGTCAGTTGGGACTTGAGGAACAATACACTCATACTGAGCGCAAATATAATCCCCGACAATGAAATCAGCCGGTAATTGAGACTCGCTTAATGTGATAGAACTAGAACTAACCGAGTTAGAAGCCAGCAATACATCGAAAGCTAGAGTAGAATGTCCGCCGTCTGTTTGTAGAATATCTACAAGCCCGCCAGCGACAATGCTACTTGGCATAGTAGTTGTATCTACTGTAATCGAGGTTTGAATTGCAAACCCGGCACTATTTGTTGTAGAGAATGTCAGTGATCTAGTTGTATATGAAACAGAAACAATGTTACTACTAACTTTAGACGTTAGGTTGTGTTCAGTTAGTGTTCCTAGGTATGCCGATAGGTTAGCTGCTGTAGCTGCACTATTGGCTCCTATTGCAAAATCAACGCCCGCCGTTGTAACGTGGGTCCCAATTGTAATAGTGTCACCTGAGACGATTGTAGCGTTATCTACCGTGATTGTTTTAGTAAATGACAAACAAACCGCAGCTTGATCATCCGTAACTAAAGAGTTAGGACGTAGGTAATACGAGAATATTAGATTCCCCGTTGCGTTTTGTGTAACTTCCGGGGTAATAACTAAAGTATTATTCTGTAGATAATAGTGAATAGGGATAGGAGTTGTATTTGAATTGACTTCAAAGAACGACCTATCGTCTGGATTAATCCTAGACATCTGAACAAGCTGTCCTGCGGCGTCTCTATAAAAAACATCGCGTAGTTTCATACCGATCGCTCGGTTTGGAATAGGATATCTAGATTGTTTAGGCAACATCGGAACTGTTTGAGAGAATACTAGATACTCTTCATGATATTGAAGAATACTAGGAACCTGTTCTAGGAACATTTCCTCATTGGCGAAGGATAATATATCATTATCAGAAAACGTAACCTGAGCTATAGGAATAGCCATCTTACGCTTAACAGCGTCAATCAATGCATTTGACGTATAAAAAGGTTTTGTAGCCATTATAAGCTCCTAATTAAGCTTGTAGGCTCTTTTTCTTTTCCATAAGCTTCTGAATAAGGTCGTCGATCTCTTGCTCCGAGTCACAATCCGCTAATACATCATCGTATTCTCCAGATTCAGACTCTTCGCCCTCATCTTCAGACTTTCCGAACGGAGAACTCTGTTCATCCTCGTCTCCGATGATATCTTCAGCCTTATCTAGACCTTTTTTTAAGCCTTCTTTAGAATCCGAAGCAACTGTGACTTTTTTCAAGCCCGACAGGTGACCCTTGAGCATGTCAGAAGCCATCCCATTGGCTTCTTTCAATGCTTTCATCTTAGCTTTTTGTTCTAGGGGACTCATTTTTTTATCTTTTCCAAACATATTGTATCCTTTTTTCTATAAATAGTTGTTAAATAACCTGTGACACATACTCAAATTTACAATTTCGATGAGTTTTAGTTCTACCTTTACAAACTGAACTAACCTGACTAGGATCAAACCCATCTACCTTCGTTGAAACTAGACTTTCATACACTTTTATTAACTCTCCCTGTAAATTGAAACAATTAACAGATTTATAATGTGCCTTAGATGAGTTTTTAATTGCATCCTCGGTCATTTTTCCTGTCTTTTTGCCCTTATTCCAAGCGGTTCGACCTTTCATTCTATTGGAGTGTTGGAGTTTCCTTTCTTCTGAAAGAGGAACCCCTTTATTCCAACTTGGTCTACCCTTGTTACTTTCTGAATTTCTTTTTCTACTCTCAGCAGAGACGACCTTATTATACTCGCCCCCTTTAGTTAGATTATAACCATTTGGAACAAAAGAATCAAGGGTTTGTATATAGTACTTCTCTCTTTCCTCTAACAAATCTACACTACATTCTTCTATAATACTAATAGTGAAGTTATCCGCCCCATACTTAGTCATTGCTTTTTTGACCAACCGACTTCTAGTATTAGATACCTTCCAACTTCTTCCGGGGTATCTACCGGAAATACCTTTTTTAGTAATCCCGATATATACTTTACCGTTAATTAAATTCTCAATTTTGTAAACTTGTCCCATCATAAACTAAGTTGTTAAATTTACACTATACCGACAAAGTAATAGCTCTGAACTTAATAGCACCGGCTACAAATCCTGCATAGTTAGCACTTGTGTATTGAACTTGTCCGCCGGCTGTGATCGTCAAGGTTACACCTGACTCATCACCAACTGCACTAATTGCCATTTCAAATGACCCAGCCTTATTAATTCCAACTAGTTCGAATGTTTCAAACAAGTCCAGAGTGGCGTCAACTTCAACGCTAACTAGAGCTTTAAACGACCTAACTACTGCGTTATTGAATGCAAACCCGGTTACACTCGCAGCGGCTGCTTGGTTATTTGCGATAGAAAAGCTAGCTTCTGGTAGATCACCAGCAGAACTTCCCGGCAAGTTATCAATATCAGTCTGCAATTCAACTAAAGCAGCTTGAACATCTGTAGATGCTAAGTTCCCAGTTGGAACTACGCTAATCGCTGAAGCGTCATGTGCGTCAGCCGCGTCTGCAATGTGGGTAGAGATATCAGAAAGAGCCTGAGTTGCGTCAGCTTGAGCAGCAACTACGTCGCCCTCTAGTTCGTCAATAGCAGCTTGAACTGTAATAGCAGCGATTGAACCAGCTGGAGTATTTGTAATCTGAGAAGCAGTGTAATCCCCAGCTTGAGCAGTAACTGCGCCAGTGCGACCAAAAATAGAAGCAACCGCATCAGTCATGTCCCATTTATCCCAAGTAGCACCATTGTTAGCAACTCTGTCGCCAGCTGCGAAAGAAATAGCCCCGGCTCCGAAATCTACAGAACCAGCGTCAGAGACATAATAAACAGCTCCAGCAACGCCAGTGTCAGTATTAGCTAACGTTGGGGTATTTGTAGAGGCAGCCCAAGTTCCAGCGTAGTAGAATGGACTAGGAATCGCTTCTAGTTCTGTCTCTAAAGCTTGAATAGCTGCTTTAATCGTAGAAGAATCAGGGATTGTAGTGCCGGTGAATGTACCGAGTGTTGTAGAGTTAGCAGCTACACCAGACAGAGTTACTAGATCAGCAACATCAGAAGCAACAGCTCCAACATCTCCGTCTAACTCGTTAATAGCCGCTTGTACGTCTGTAGCGGCGATAGTTCCAGCAGGAACGTTACTAATAGCAGAAGCGTCATGTGCATCTGTAGTATCGGATAAGTGGTTATTGATAGCACCTTGTGCTGTAGCAGCATCGGCAAGTGCTTGTGTTGCATCACCTTGAGCTGCGGTTAACTGAGTCTGAACCGGACTTGTAACGCCCGATAAATGACCAAGCTCAACATCGGTAACTGAACTAGAGACAATGTCGCCACTAGAATCAATAACCGGCGCTCTTGACGCGGTTTGGGCTGGAAGGTTAACTCCTCCTTGTAACTTTACTTTACTCTTAAACTTCTGATCAGCCATTTTTATTTCTCCTATGAAATAATTAATTTACCATTAAATCGTAAATCTGGAGACTGTGATACTTTTATAGTTATATCGCCAGTTCCATTTACCTCTATTAT